TCCTCTCTTTCAATTCCTGAAGGTAGAGAGAGATAATGGTTTTCCATCGACTGTAGAAAATCTGATACATCAGTCAAAATTTTTGTACCTTTTGAACGATGATAAAATGCGAGGTAAAGTGGTTTGGTACTCATAATAATTGATGTTCAGATTGTGTCCTGTCCCCGATGTTATTGTTTTTACGAAGGTAAGGAATTACTTTGATTGTATGAAATTTTCTAAACAATTTTCACATACTGCGTCATATTGAAACACTGATTGTAATACTTCTTTGTTCTCCAAGTCATAATCAGTCCAATATAGTTTAAGAGTATCTTCAGTTTTACCACAGCAATCGCAATTGTTGTAATCTATTGTTTTCATTGTGTGTAGTTTTTACGAAGGTAAGAAGTTAAAGTGATTCTACAAAATATATTCTATTCTCTTCCCAAAAATCACAGAAAATTTGAAAGGAGTTTTCGGGATTGACCATAATCATATAATCAGGACATTGTAAATGTGTCTCATAGTTACTGATATGGGTCAGTTCAATAATTAAATCCAACAAGTTTGATAATTGATTTCGTGTCAATTCGTATCCCTGTCCTGTAAGTGAAATACAGAGGTAGGAATACAACATATGCTGTCCATAGTTTAGAATTAGTAATCTGTCCATTGTCGTATGTTTTAGTTTGTGAAGTAATCATTAGTTGTGAAGTTACGAGAAGAAGACATACCGACAATTGCGAAATAGGTTTTGTCGTCTGACCTCCAATCCACGAATTTGACTTCCTTGTTCTTGAAATCAATCTCAAGTTGAGACCCGTTATCCAAGTGCCAATAAACAGAATCACCTTGTGTTGTATCGATACCTTGTCCTAAGAAAACTGAAATGTTGGAAATCATCCAAATGTCGAAAGTAGTTGTCTTTTTCATTGTTATGTGTTTTGTCCCACAAAGATATGGGTTTAAACAAATACCAACCAAATATTTTACAAAAATTTTAGGGGTAAAATTAGTTCCCCTATGAGGATTTCTTTCTGAACCTCTTTATCTCCCATTTTAAGACCTATTTTCTTGACCTGAGGGTTATCATAGATTCCTATGTGAACTCCCACTGGTGCGTCTGAGAATTGATTTAACGATAGGTCATAGAAAAGCGAATATATATCCACATTTTTTTTAACCATTTCTCCATAGAATTTGAGTTCCCAAACGACAAATTCTTCATCACCATTAGGGAACTCAATTCTGCATACTACTTTAGGATTCATCACTTAGATATTTTTTCCAAGAACCTCGTTTCATTGTTGTTTGAACATAGTTGATTGGAATGTCATAAAATTTCATAATATCCCAAGTGGACCAAAGACCTGCGTCATACTTTTCTTGAATGAGTTTCTTATCTGATTTAGTTAGATTGTATTTGTTCTTGATATAATACTTTGATTTGTTGAGATATTGTTCTTTGTATGGAATACATCTCAAATTTTTAAGGAAGTCATTTCCTCTGTCTCTATCAATATGGTCGATGGTATCTTTACACTTACAGTTGTTGAATGATTGCCATATCAATCTTGCAACTCTGACAGTATATTTTTTCTTGTGGTTATAGATTGAAACCATTTTATATTCTTTACCATCTTGTCTTTGTTTTAAAACTTTCTCTGTTTTGCTGTTTCTAATCCTTCCGAAATTTGAAACTTCATAATTGGAAAATTCATAGGCTTCAATCCATTTTTCTTGTTCACTCTTCATTGAATTTCGATTGAATATGTTTATCAATAGAATCCAATCTATTTCCAAGTTCTTTGCTATAACCATTCATTACATAATCGGTCATAACATTGTTGATTGCGACCACATCTTTGAGTGGTAAGTTGAGATTTATCTGTTTTAGATAATTCATCACAAGATTCAGTTGATTCATTCTTGCGATACTTTCTTCTTTGTTGTAAGCCATTTTGTTTTATTTTTTTTTGTTTATTGACAATATTGAAAATCTGTTTCCATTGATTCTTGTTCCATCTTCCATTTCTCATACCAAAACTCGGCATCAAGAGCATCGAGTTGTTCTTCGGTCATTAAATCAAATTCTTCTGCGGTGATGTAATAATTTTTCATTGTGTTTTTTTTTATAAATATACGAGCACCACAATTTAGAATCAAGCACAACAAAAAATATTTTTAAAAAAAAAAGGGAGGCTACTAAGCCTCCCCCCGTAGAATAATGGATTCAGACAACATAGAGGTAAAAAATACAATGGGAATGTATAGATAAAAAAACCTCTACGAACTTAAATATATCTATCTCATATAAAAAAATCAATTAGGGTGTTGGTAATACAAGGAAATAACCTGCTGAATACGATGCACCTGGTATTGTAATTAGTTTGGTATTCTTATTGACAGTTATCGTTGTATTCTCTGTATAAGGTAATACAGTTGTACCGGTCAAGTATCTTGTAACACCCGTATAAGTTTCAGTAGTCGCCCCACTTACAGTTCTTGTAAATCCTGACATAATTTGTCTATTGTAAACACCACTGATACCATCATCAGCCAAATAATATGCTCCAACAGGAGATGCTGAGAACTCAAGTGTAGATAAAGTTGCTCCAAGAGTTATCGATAATGTACCACCAGTGAAATCAACCTGCTTATTACTCACCACACTTCTCTTCGTAAGTTGAGAACCATTCACAAATAAGTTACCTGTAATTCCTGAAATTGTAGTTGAATCATCTGCTGCATAATAGAATGCTGTATTCTGACCAATTTTATATGCTGGAGTCGCAGAAGGTGTAACAGATGGGGTATTAGTTGGAGTGTTGGTAGGAGTCACAGTCATTGTTGGAGTTACAGAAGGTGTCGGTGATGGAGATGGTAAATCAGCTTCATCAACATTTATTCCGATTGTATCACCAGATTGTAATATTGGACCCTTTAACTCAATCATTCCTGAAGAATAATCATTAGCGGAAATAAGATTTCCATTTACATAAAATTCAATCTGAGCATTACCTTGTTGAAGGAATAGAAGAATTGAACCCTCTGGCGAACCTTTTCCGTTATTTATTTCTGTATTTGTTCCTGATACTGTTTGTCCACTGAATAATGGAAAACTACCAGATGTGACAGTAAAAGTTCCATAAGAAGAACTTAAACTTTCTATCAATGTAATCACCGCATTTGCGGAGTTATTTGTTATTGAAAAACTCATTTTAGTTTATTTTTTATTTATCTTTTATTGGCACACAATTTGGAACCTCTCTGCCATCTACAATCTTTGTTCCAATTGCTTCATATCCTTCCCAACAAGCACCTTCCAAACCCATTTGATATGTCATCAATTCTTGAACAACTTTGATATGACCATCCATAAAGGAAACATTGTGTACCATACCTGTTTCCTCATCAATTTCGTGAATCAAATCTTTGAAATCCTGAACCAATATTTTCATCTGACCAAGTTCTTCAGGAGTTGTTTCATCACGCTCAATAGCTTCTTCCTCGATTCTAAATACATTGTCAGCAATCTGTGCCGCACTTCTTACCATACCTATCGTATCAGAATCCATTTGCATTGATGTTATATGTTGGAATAGTTCTACAGCGCCAGGACAGATATGGAAATATCTTGGTTTGAATCCAAATATATCCAAGTCCACCTCTGCAAATTCTACCGGTTCAATAAGAAGATTATCTTGACCCAATACAATTGCTTGACCTGCTCCGAGAGGTTTATTTCCAACCCTCGATGAACAATGTCTATATGCGGTTTTATAATCGAAACCCTTTGATTTTTCCTTAGCAATACAATTACCAAGTTGTGTATCTTCAGGGACCATTGCCATCTCAAGTTTGTTCCAATACTTGTAATACTCATTGAATGAAGTGAGACAATAACCCATTCTTTCTTTGAGATTGGGGTGTTCAGATTTAATTCTTGTATGTTTTGAACATCTTGTAAGATATAATCCCCTGTTCTCTGTTTTTCTTGGGGTCAAAACAAATAATTCTTCTTGTTTTCTCATTTTTTCAGATTTGTCAGAATAAGATTTGCATACAGCAAAACGCTGAGCATTATCAGGAAATTCATCTTTGATTTCACTCATACATCTTGAGATAAAATCCTTTTCAGTTTCATCTTTTCTTCTGTTTGTTGGCATCAGATATTAGTTCTTAGTTTTTTATTTTCTTCGTGCAATTCGTCGATTTTTTGTTCCAATTCCTGTATCTTCCTATTCAAACCCTCAATTTCACTCTTCAAATCGTCGATTATTTCTTTATAAAGATTGACAGATATTTCAAGATTTCTTAGGACTTGATTATCTGCCTCTGCATTTGACCTTCTTCTACCAGTTAGAAAACTGACAATAGCAACAACTACATTCGAACTGAGTATTGTTAAAAGATTATCCATTAGAATCCACAACCCTCACATAGATATGGATAAGTCGGGTCTGCATAACTTTTTAAACCATACCTTTTATAAATTCCATAAGGAGAAGTATCACCCCAACCATTAGGAATATGTAAACCCATTTGATAATTCTTTCCAAGATGTGGAAATAAACCTTGATTAGAGGTTGTCTGAAATACCAATGGATATAGATTTGAATTAAAAATAAGTTCTTCAATCATTCTTTTCTCAAAGAATTGACTTCTATCATCTGCTCTTTGTTGCATATACTGCATCTCCTTGATAGTAACAGTATTCTCAGCACCAGTAACTATACCGTTGTTTTTTATTCTCATAAAAATGGACGGTAAGCACTCAGCGTATGCTGCCCATATTAGCATCGGTTGAGCAAAATAAACCAAGAAATTATAATCAGTAATATTGGAAGATATTGTTCCTCCTGATACCTGATAACATAATTCCTTATAGTAACGGGCTCCTATGATATATTCGAGTTTTGTCTGTTGTACAACACCTATGAATGGTAAAAGAACTCCACTCGACACATTGGGGTCTATATCACTAAAATTTTTGAGCTTAGTTTCGCTTATCAGTAATACATTCTGAGGTACAATTCCAGGACTACTCATTTGTTGTTATATTTTCATTTTTGTTTACTCCAACATCTTCAACTTTATCTACATTGATATTCTCAATAGGTTTCTCATCAGGAGTTGTAACCATTCTGAATTGAGTTATGTCAATCTTTGCAGGTATTCTGTCTCTTAGCAATAATAATTTTTCAAATACCTTTTTGATTTCAGTTTGAATTGGTTTGATTACCAAATGTTGGAAATGGTCCTGAGCTTCAAGATGGTCAGGCGTCCCAAGACCACCAGGCGTTATAATACCCAAGAGCTCAGGACTACTAATTTGATGTGAAGTAAGGATTGCTTGTTGTACAGCATCCGCCATTTCAATCCACATCTTATCAGAACTATTAGGTTGGATTTGTGTTATCTCAGGTGCTTCTTCTTTGTTATTTGCAAAGGACAAAAATAAACGCCCGCTATTATTTGAAGAACCATACTTAGCAACGAGATTATCATAAATCGACTGGCGTTCTTCAGGAGCGGGTATACCGTTATTGAGAGAAACCCATAAACTTGGAGATAAGTTATTACAGATATTGTTAAACCACCAATTATAGATTTCTATCTCAGTTGAGATTGCTGTTGCTCCGCCCCAATAGGAGGGAGTTGCGTAGAAATTATTGCCAGCAGAATGCGTTGTATAATAAAATACTTGTGATGGTTCTTCATTACTTGGGTCAAAGGCTACCAATTTTCTCGGAATAAATTTCTTTGGGAAATTCCAATCAGCACAATAATAATAGTGATGAACTCTATCGTAGATGTCACTTTTCTCTGCTCTGAGTTTTGATGTATCCATATGATACATTTCAAATCCTAAGTCACGGTCTTTGCGCCATACAATATTTAAACTGAACGCCCCATAGAGAATGAAGTCGAGAGCACATTTGCTCCATACATCATACAGAGTTTCACCCATTGAATTGACCATTACAATTCTTCTGTTATCTATGTCCTCTTGTAAAATCAAATCTTCACCTCTTACACCATACCACTTGGATTGAATTGATGCTCTATGTGTTGGTGATGAGTTGTATAATCTAATAAGTTCTTGTGGTGCTAAATTGGCAATTCCATAATAAACCCAAGGCGACCTTGTATTGATAACCAAATTTTCTTCAATAATCGGAACATTTGCTGTAGCGAAATCAAATACTTTTAAGGTATCATTCTTTATTGGTTCTTGTTCACTCATATTGATAAATATAATTTTTTAACTAAAAATCAATCCTATTTTATAAATGCTCTAATATACATTTCTACCCAAAGATGTATTGAATGTATTTATTATTGAACTCAAGGTTGAAACCTGTGAACCACTCAATCCATCTGCGAAGAATATAAATGCTAAAGTTTGTGGTGAAAATTCTTGGGTAGCACCACCTGACCCT